CTCCGAAACAACCCCGAAGGGGCAAAATCTGGAGACACTCGAGGCGAAAACTGAATCGAACGGAGGCCGATGGCGACCAAACAGAACCAAACTACAACCAAACGTCGCCGACCACCGGCCAAAACCCCTGCTGCTCGTACAAATCAGCTCAAGGCAATGGCGTATGACCTCGCGGAAGAGCGCTTCAGAGAGGGTACAGCCTCGAACCAGCTGATTATTCAGTTCTTGAAGGCCGACCCAGCCCGTGAAGAGCTCGAAAGAACCCGTCTGGAGAACGAGAACGAGCTCCTAAAAGCCCGTGTCAGCGCTCTTGAGTCTGGCCAGCGCCTCGAAGAGCTCTATGCTGAGGCGCTCGAAGCTATGAAAGCCTATCGAGGCGACGATGCGGACATATGACGAGCTTTCTGCGATTCCCGACTACTTAGATCGATACAAGTATCTCCGGATCAACCAGGGTGTCGGTGAGAGGACGTTCGGTGGCGACCGTTGGCTCAACCAGCGCTTCTATCAGTCTCGCGAATGGAAAGACGTTCGTGATGCGGTGATACTACGGGACAACGGTTTCGACATGGGGCATGCTGACTACCCGATTAACGGGCGCATCTACATTCACCATATGAACCCGATGCAGCCGCTAGACCTCAAGCACGGTAATGCCGCGGTTCTTGACCCTAGATATCTGATAAGTGTGAGCATGCGGACCCACCAAGCGATCCATTACGGCGACGACGGGTTGCTCCCTAAGCCGCTCGTCGCACGTCTACCGGGGGACACCGTCCTCTGGGGAAAGAAGGCTTCATGAGCGTTTTGGCCGATGTCAAGGCTATGCTTGGCATCGAGTGGAACAACTACGACTTCGATAACGAGCTGAAGATATTCATCAACAGCGCGCTCAGCACGCTCGAGATGCTGGGCGCTCCTACACGTGCCACGGTCGAAGACCAAGAAGCGACTTGGGCACAGCTTCTAGGGCCAACCAATCCGCCGGAGATCAAACCGTTCGTTTATCTGAAAGTACGACAACTCTTCGACCCGCCACAGAACGCGTTTCTCGTCACGGCCATGCAGCATCAACTGGATGAGCTGGCTTGGAGGATTAGTGTTCACTATAGTCGCTACAAAGGAGGTGTGGACCTGTGGAAACCACTACCCTAGCCCATCACGGCGTCAAGGGTATGAAGTGGGGCGTTCGTAAAGATCGTCGATCGTCCGGGAGCGGAATTCTGGGACGGCTCGCGAAGCGAAAAGCCAACCCGAATGTGGGTATGGTGGATACGCTCTACAAGCCTCAGAAACCAAAAACCGAACTCGTCGTTGACAAACACGGTGCTGATCCGAAAAACCCCCCAACGTCCGGCCTGATTCGCGGTAAGCAGACAGCTGCAATCTCGGACAAACAGCTCAAGGCCACCATCGAACGTATCAAAATGGATGCCGAGTACGCAAAGCTTACGCGCACCGGCTTTCAGAAATTCATGAGTCGCATCGGCGATAAACTAAGTGCGGAAGCCGCCAGCGTCGCGGCCGGTCTCATCTCGAAGCAGGCTCGTAGTTATCTGGACATGGCCATGCGAAATGCCAAAGCAGGCAAGAGCAAGGGGGGTGGCGGACCAAATCCCAGCGGCCCAAAACCAAGTCCAAACCTCCCCAAGCCATCCGGCCCCAGCTCACCATCGGGCGGGGGAGGTAGCTGGTTCAAGCGCCGCTGGAACAACATGGCGTCCGAGTTTAAGCGGACATGGGATGGGCCGACGGCTACAACTCGCGGCACGAACCAGAAGATCTACGACCAGTATGGCGACTATATGTTCGAGCGCGGAAGCGTCATCGACGAGAATGGCCGGATTGTCAAGCCGCGGAAGAGGTAGAGTATGGCGTTGTCCAACACGGCGACGCCGTACTACTACGGGCAGTTCCGCGAGAAGGTAATCCGAGGGGAGATACCCGTATGCGAAGAGATTTCGCAGGAGATGAACCGAATCGACGCCCTTATCGCCGACCCAAACATGTACTTCGACGACTCCGCGATCGACGGTTACGTCAAGTACTGCGAGGCAGAGCTCACAACCACTGATGGCGCTGATTTGCACCTGCTCGACACGTTCAAGTTGTGGGCCGAACAACTGTGGGGATGGTACTACTTCACTGAGCGCACTGTCTTTGTCGCCAATTCGGATGGTCCCGGCGGGCACTACGAGAGGCGGCGCAAGAAGGTTCGCCTGACCAAGAAGCAGTACATCATTGTCGCCCGTGGCGGCGCCAAGTCTATGTACGCCTCAACCTGGCAGGCCTACTGGCTCAACATCGATACGAGCACGACCCATCAGATCGTGACCGCGCCGACCATGCGCCAAGCCGACGAGGTTTTGTCACCGATTCGCACTGCTATCACACGCGCTCGTGGTCCGCTGTTCAAGATGTTGACCCACGGGTCAAACAAGAACACCTCTGGCGATCCGGCGCAGCGCCAGAAGCTCGCGCCAACAAAGATGGGCGTGCAGAACTTCCTGACGAACTCGCTGATCGAGATCCGCCCAATGTCGATCGATCGCCTTCAGAGTCTTCGGTCAAAATACAATACAGTTGACGAATGGCTCTCTGGCGACGTTCGTGAGAACGTGATTGGCGCCCTTGAGCAAGGCGCGTCGAAGCACGAAGAGTACAGCATCATCGCTATCTCGTCCGAGGGCACAGTGCGAAACGGCGCTGGCGATGCGCAGAAGATGGAGCTGGCCAAGATTCTCCGTGGTGAGATGACCGCCCCGCACGTCTCGATCTGGCATTACAAGCTGGACAACGTCGAAGAGGTCGCGGACCCCCGCATGTGGGTCAAGGCGCAGCCGAACATCGGCGTCACCGTCTCGTATGATGCCTATCAGCGCGACGTTGAGCGTGCCGAACAGGTTCCGTCCGTGCGCAACGATATCCTCGCCAAGCGCTTCGGTCTCCCGCTTGAAGGGTTCACGTACTTCTTCACATATGAGGAAGTGCAGCCGCACTCGCCGAAGAACTTCTGGAAGATGCCGTGTGCAATGGGCGCCGACCTTTCCCGAGGCGACGACTTCTGCTCGTTCACGTTTCTCTTCCCGCTGCCCGGTGGCGGCTTCGGCGTCAAAACTCGCTCTTACATAACGGAGGTAACCCTTGACAAGCTGCACGCGGCACTCAGGCTCAAGTATCAGGAGTTTCTTGATGAGGGCTCTCTCGTGGTTCTCCCCGGCACGATGCTGGAGGTGGATCGAGCGGTATATGATGACCTTGAGCGCTTCATTGAAGAGAACTCTTATGACGTTCGTGCGGTCGGTTACGACCCGTACAACGCAAAAGAATTCATAGGACGCTGGGAGACTGAGAACGGACCTTACGGCGTCGAGAAAGTCCCACAGGGCGCTCGGACCGAGTCTGTCCCGTTGGGTGAGCTCAAGACGTTTGCCTCGCGCCGCCAGCTTCTCTTTGATGAGGCTCTGATGTCATTCTGTCTTGGCAACGCGATCACGATGGAAGACACAAACGGTAACCGTAAGCTCATGAAGAAGCGGGCCGAGGACAAAGTTGATGCTGTGGCTGCACTTATGGACGCGTTTGTCGCGTTCAAGCTGCACCGCGACGCATTCGAGTAGAAAAGGAGGCGCAATGGCGTCTTTTGGCGAAAGACTTCGCCACGCGTGGAACGCCTTCCGACGACCGCGTATTGAAGACCCCCGCTCTTTTGGGCGGTACGGTAGAACGCAGATTCCGCACACGTACATAAGCTCTGAGCTGAGTGTTCTGGCCGCGGTCAAGACGCGAATCGCTATGGACTGCGCCGACGTGCGCATCCGACATGTGAAGAAGAACGCAAAAGGCCAGGTTGATGAGATCGTAGCTGACGGTCTACACCATTGTCTGAACATCGAGGGGAACCTCGACCAGAGTGCGCAGGCGCTTCGGATGGATATCTTCCAGACGCTCTTGAACAAGGGCGTCTGTGCGATTGTCCCCGTCGACACCAGTCTTGATCCGTCAAAATCGGATTCGTATGACATCAAAACGATTCGTGTGGGCGAGGTTATCGAATGGTTCCCTGAGTATGTACGTGTGAAACTTTTCAATCCAGACAAGGGCGAGCTTGACGAGATCGATCTTCCGAAGAAACTGGTCGGCATTGTAGAGTCGCCGCTCTACGCGATTCTCAACGCCCCGAACTCTACCTTCCAAAGACTCTCGCGCAAACTCGCTCTCTTGGATAGCGCCGACGAGGCGGCCGCAGCGAACAAGCTAGATCTAATCTTCCAGCTGCCCTACGTCGTCCGAACAGACGCTCGCAAAGCCCAAGCCAAGCAGCGTTTGTCGGAAATCACCGAGCAGCTGACGGGCTCCAAGTACGGCATCGCTTATGCCGATGCTACGGAGAAGATCACCCAGCTCAACCGGCCAGTTGAGAACACGCTTCTGACACAGATTGAGTATCTGACCAAACGGCTCCATGCGGAGCTCGGAGTGACCGAAGAGGTTCTCGCGGGCACCGCGGACGAGACCGCAATGATGAACTACCGCCAGCGCACAATCAAGCCACTCGTTGAGGCAGTTGTCGAGGAGCTCCGGCGAAAGTTTCTAACGAAGACCGCCCGCGGATTGGGGCACGACTTGGCAACATTCAGCGACCCGTTCGCGCTCGTTCCAGTCTCGGAGTTGGCAGAACTCGCAGACAAACTGATTCGTAACCAGATCGTCACCGCGAATGAGTTCAGGCCAGTTCTCGGTCTACCACCGGCAACTGACCCAGACGCGGACAAACTGCGTAACCCCAACCTACCGGTCGAAGACACGACGCCCCCTGTGGACGTCCCGTAACGAAAGGTCAAAATGAAACCAGACTTTTCTGGATACGCCACCCGGGCCAATGTGCTGTGCTCGGATGGTCGTACTATCGCTCCCGGAGCGTTCAAGCACCAGGACGGCGCGACTCTGCCGTTGGTGTGGGAGCACCGCGGCAAGGCTATGGAGAACATCCTCGGTCGCGCACAGCTCCAGCATCGCGATGACGGTGTCTATGCCCTTTGCGCGTTCAACAATACGCCCGCGGCAGACACCGCTCGTGAGCTGGTCAAGCACGGGGACTTGAATTCCCTGTCGATCTACGCCAAGGACCTGAAGCAGCAGGGTACAACCGTGATGCATGGGGAGCTTGTCGAGGTCTCTCTCGTACTGGTCGGTGCAAACCCCGAGGCGCGCATCGATGAAGTATATCTTACTCACTCCGATGGTATGAGCGAAGAACTGGAAGGAGAAGCGCTTATGTCGTTTGGCGCTCAGATTCAGCACGCCGACGAGGTCGAAGCCGAGGATTCCGGTGACGAGAAGACGGTCGCGGACATTCTCGATACCATGACCGACGAGCAGAAGAACGTCGTGGCTTGGCTTGTGGAACAGGCTGTCGAAGGTAAGCTCGACGATGAAGAGGGCGAGGACAAACCGCCCGCAGAGGACGCTGAGCACAGCGACTCGCCCACTGAAGACATCAAACACTCTGACACGAAGGACAACGAGTTGACTCACAACGTCTTCCAGGGGAACGCCCCCTCCAACGAACTCAAGCACACCATGACTGGCGAGCAGATCAACGCCATGTGCAAGGCTGCCCTTGAGAACGGCGGCAAGTTCAGCACGACTGTTCTTCAGCATGCCGCTCAGTACGGCATCGACAAGATCGAGTACCTCTTCCCCGAGGCTACCGCCATCTCCGACACGCCGGACTTCATCAAGCGCCGCACCGAATGGGTGAGCGACGTTCTCGGCGGTGTCCGTCGCTTCCCGCACGGCCGCGTCAAGAGTCTGCATGCTGACATTACGGCAGACGAGGCTCGGGCGAAGGGCTACACCAAGGGCGCCAAGAAGGTTGAGGAAGTCTTCAAGCTGCTGAAGCGTGAGACCTATCCGACCTGGATCTACAAAAAGCAGAAGTTCGACCGTCAGGACATCATCGAGGCCACCAACCTTCGTGTGGTCGATTTCGTCAAGCAGGAAATGCGTATCATGCTGGATGAGGAATTCGCTCGTGCCATCCTGATCGGTGATGGACGCGCGTCTAGCCATGCTGACAAGATCGACCCGGAGAAGCTTCGCCCGATCTGGACCGATGATGAGCTGTACTCGATTCACAAGACCCTTGAGAAGTCGGTTGAGGGCATCGACCTGGTCGAGAGTGTCACCCGCGCCATGACCGACTACCGAGGGAAGGGCTCTCCGACCCTGTTCGTCTCGCCGGAGACGATGGTCGATCTCCAGCTCATTAAGGACAAGAACGGCGCCTACATGTTCCCGACGGACGACGTTCTCGCCCGTCGCATGCGTGTTGGGCGCATCGTTGAGGTTCCGCTGTTCGACGGGGCTAAGCGCACCGTCGGCGCTAACGAAGTGGACCTCATCGGTATCGTCGTCAACCTCGGAGACTACACCGTGGGTAACGACTCCGGTGGAGAGATCTCGTACTTCGACTTCTTCGACATCGACTTCAACCAGATGAAGTACCTGTACGAGCTCTTCATGTCCGGAGCTCTGACCACTCCGAAGTCTGCCGTCGTCCTGGAGCGCAAGCGCGCCTGACGTCAAAATGGCACGATTCATTGGCAACATAGGGTACGCCGAGTACGTTGACAAAGGCGACGGGGTCTTCGCGGAAAAGATCGTGGAGCGTAAAGCCCGCGGCGATGTGAACCGCGTTGCCCGTCGCTGGGAAACGACAGAGAACTTGAATGACGACCTGGTCATGTCGCATGAGTTCTCCATTGTGATGGACGCATACGCGTTCAAGAACTTTGTCAACATCCGCTACGTTGTGTGGGGCGGCGCGCGTTGGCGTGTCAACTACATCGAGGCCCGTCGCCCCCGCCTCGTGCTCACCGTGGGAAAGGTTTACAATGGGCCAGCGCCAGAAGCTCCATAAGCAGCTCGAACTGGCTCTGGGGAGTAAGCGGGTGTATTACCAGCCCCCGCCCTCCGTGCAGCTCGAGTACCCATGTATCATCTACAGTAAGACTGACCGTGAGCTTTTGCGGGCTGACGACAGCGTGTACAAGTCATTCGATCGATACCAGGTTGTGGTTCTTTACACCGACCCGGACTTCGGCGCGACCGACCACGTCTTGTCGATCCCGTGGGCCACATACAACCGACATTACGCTGTGAACAACGTCTACCATGACGTTCTGTACGTCTACAGCGACTAACGAAAGGAGCCACTGTGGCCAAAGCTGCACTGGTTTGGGACAAGGACGGAGAGCGCTTCTACAAGGGTGGCGCCGACCGCGGTGTTCTGTTCGTGATGAACGATCAGGGCGCTTACGGCGAAGGTGTTGCCTGGAACGGCCTCACCAAGGTCAGCCAGTCGCCCGAGGGTGCCGAGGCGACCGAGAAGTACGCGGACAACCGTGTTTACGCCGTTGTTACATCCCCCGAGAAGTTCAAGGGCACCATCGAGGCATTCCAGTCGCCGCCGGAGTTCGATGTCTGCGACGGCGAAGCGGAGCTGGCTCCGGGCGTCGCTATCACCCAGCAGACTAGACGCAAGTTCGCTCTCTGCTGGCGGACCAAGGTCGGTAACGACGTCAAGGGATTCGATTTCGGCGAGGAGATTCACATCGCGTACGGCTGCAAGGCCGCTCCGAGCTCTGCCGACAACGAGACCCTGAACGAGTCGCCCGAGCCCACTACGCTTTCGTGGGAGTTCGCCACCGAGCAGACCAACGTCGCCGGCCATGCGCCGACTGCACATCTCATCATCCGTTCGTCCCGAGTCGGCGATGAGAAGATGAAGAAGGTTCGTGAGGCGCTCTATGGCAAGGACCCGACGACTCAGGGCGGCACTGATGGGGTTGCGCCGAAGCTGCTGACCCCTGACGAGATCAAGTTGCTCGTCCAGTAAGAGAGGACCGTTAACGAATGCTCGAGCTTGTAGTTCCCGGCGGTGACTATTACGATGAAACCACAGGCGAGTTTCAAACGACTGAACCTACGGTGCTGCGGCTCGAGCATTCGTTGGCGGCACTAGCTGACTGGGAGTCAAAATGGAAGCAACCCTTCCTAACTCTAGAGAAGCGCACCCCAGAGATGGTGAAAGACTACCTCCGCTGTATGGCGGGTGGCTGTCTCTCTGACGAGACTCTGGCACGTCTGACTCAGGAAAACCTTCAGGCGATAACCGAATACATTGACGACTCACACACCGCAACCACCTTCAGAGGCGGCGAATCGTCTTCGACGAAAGCGATCACGTCCGAGGAAATCTACGGCTGGATGGTCGCCTATCGTATACCGTTCGAGTGCCAGCATTGGAATCTCAACCGGCTGACAACGCTGATACGTGTGTGTGGGATCCAGCAGAACCCGAAGAAACAAAAAGAGTCCCGAATGGAGACACTGAACCGGTATCGCAGCGTCAATGAAAAGCGCCGCGCTGAAACCGAGGAGCGGCTCCGTGCTCAGCGTAAGTCATAGCGGGGATTTCTCCAGGACGCAACAGTTCCTGGCGAAGATTCTGAAGCCCGACATCCGATCTCGATTGGAGGCTTTCGGCCAAGCCGGAGTCCAAGCACTTGCGGCAGCCACCCCAAAACAGTCAGGCGCAACCGCTGCGGCCTGGGGGTACAAGATTGAGCAGAAGAACGGTGTTTGGGGGATTTCCTGGACCAACACCAACCGCCAGAAAGGCGTGCCGATAGCGATCATTCTCGAGTACGGGCACGCGACAGGCACCGGCGGCTGGGTTCGTGGCCGATCGTACATCCCAAGGGCGATCCAGCCCATCATGGACAAGATCGCAGATGATGTGTGGAAGGTGGTGACCAACGCTCCATGAGCAAGCTTGACGAACGCATCGTCTCAATGAAGTTCGACAACAAGCAGTTTGAGCAGGGTATCAAGCAGACTCAGGCCTCACTGAAGAGCTTCAATGACGCTCTCAACTTTGACAAGGCGACGGCCTCACTCGGCGCGGTCTCGGACGCTGCCAAAAACGTCAAAATGGAACCACTTCTTGAAGGAGTGGAGAAGGCCCGCACCGGGTTCAAAGCTTTCGAAGTCGCAGCGATCACGGCCCTGGCGAACATCACCAGCAAGGTCGTGGACTCAGCCCTTCAGTGGACTAAGAATCTCGTCTTTGAGGCCCCGATGGGCGGGCTTCGTGAGTACGAGACACAGATCAATGCTGTCCAGACCATTCTGGCCAATACGATCAAAGAAGGCACCAACGTCAGCATCGTCAACAAGTACCTCGACGAGCTGAACGATTACGCCGACAAGACGATCTACAACTTCACCGAGATGACCCATAACATCGGCACGTTTACCGCGGCCGGTGTGAAACTCGAACCTGCGGTGAAGTCGATCAAGGGCTTGGCGAACCTTGCAGCCCTGACGGGCACCAACAGCCAGAAGGCCTCGGCCGCGATGTACCAGATGTCGCAGGCCATGGCCGCGGGGCGCGTCAGTTTGCAGGACTGGATCTCCCTGGAGCAGTCCGGCATGGGCGGCAAGCAGTTCCAGGAACTCGCCAAAGACACGGCGCAAGCGATGGGCGTCATCGACAAACTCGACAAGAAGTCGAAGTCGATGTTCAAGAACAAGACCTTCCGCGAATCGCTCAAGGGCGGCTGGTTGACGGCGGACGTCTTCACTCAGGCTCTCGAGGTCATGACTGGGTCGCTGTCCAAGGCCGATCTCCTCGCCAAGGGCTACACCGAAGAACAGGCGACCTACTATGAGAAGCTAGGCCAAACCGCGTTCAAGGCTGCAACCGAGGTCAAAACAGCGACCCAGCTCATGGAGACGCTCGCGGAGGCTCAGGGAACGGGTTGGGCGCAAACCTGGCGTATCATATTTGGCGACTTCGAAGAAGCCAAGGAGCTCTTTACGTGGCTCTCCGATACACTGGGTAAGGTCATCGGTGAGTCCGCCGACGCTCGAAACCAAATGTGGCAGCAGTGGAAGGACCTTGGTGGGCGCACCGCCATCGTCAATGCGCTGAAGAACGTATTGGTTGGGATAGGTCGCATCCTGGGCCCAATCCGCGCTGCCTGGCACGCGGTCTTCCCGCCAACAATGGCGACAACCCTAGCTGCTATCTCGCACGGTCTGGAGCGCCTCACGCAGGGGCTCATACTATCCGAGCCCAATGCCGAGAAACTGAAACGCATATTTCAGGGATTGTTCTCGGTCTTTGGCCTGGTCACTCAGGCTGTCGTAGCCGTCGCCAAGGGCTTTGGGGCGCTCTTCAATGAGCTGTTCTCGCTGCTCCCCCGCGGTAACGGTACAATCCTCGAATTCGTGGCCGGGCTTGCCGACTGGGTCACGAACCTCCATAACTCGGCCAAGGAGTCCGACTTCTTCCTCAAGCAGGTCCAGAAGTTCGGGGATTGGGTCCACTGGCTTGTTGGTGTTGCCACACCATATTTCATCCAGGCGGGGCAGGCCATCGCGAAGTTCGGAACCGATGCGTGGCGCGGACTTGGCGAGTTCGTAAAGCTGACCCAGGCGAAGCTTGAAGAGCTGAAAGCATATTTGGTCCCCCGGGCCAAGGAAGCGGCAGACGCGACCAATGCTGAGCTTGGAAAAATCGGAGCTGTAACCGCGGCTGGCGGTATGGCGGGCTTCGAAACGCTCAAGAAGTGGTTCGAAACCGTCGCTCGTGCCGCGGAGGAATTTTCTCGCCGCGTCAGACAGGCGTGGGAGGACGCCACACGAGAATACAAGAAGTTCAAGACCGCCCAGGTCAAGCAAGGCGTTGACACCGGAGGCGAGCAGTACAATCAGCTTCTCGCCGGGACCAACCTCACGCTTGGCGCGGGCATCGGCGCTGGACTCTTCGTCCTTGTCCAGCGGCTTGCCGGAATCGCCAAGAAGGTCAAGAAGAACCTGAAGTCGATGAACGACGCTGTCGAGAAGTTCGGCAAAGTCATCGATGCGGTTCGTGACCACCTGAAAGCGCTCACCGGCGCAGTCAAGGCCAAGGCACTCCTCTCGATCGCCCTGGCAGTTGGCGTTCTTGCACTGGCTGTGTGGGGCTTGTCGAAGGTCGACCCCGTCAAACTCGCTGTGGGTCTTGGCGCACTGACCGTCCTCCTTTCTGAGGTCGCCGGGATGCTGTTTGTGATGGCACACCTGGACGGCCTCAAGGGCGGAGAATTCGTAAAACTCGCCGGAGGTCTCATCCTACTCGGCTCGGCAATACTACTTCTCACCCGAGCGGTTCAGAAGCTGGGCGAAATGGACCCGTGGAACCTAGCCAAGGGACTCTTCGCGATCCGGTCCGTTCTCTGGGGCATGGTCAAGACCGTCAACGAGATGCCGGCCAATGAGAAGCTCGCGAAGACTGCTCTAGGACTGATTGTCCTGGGCGGTGCACTCATCCTCATGGCTCAAGCGGTCAAAATGATGGGTACTCTTCGCTGGCAGGATCTTGTCAAAGGGCTTGGCGCGTTCGCTGTTGTCTTGTCCGTGATGGTCGGCTTCCTGGACACGGCCGACTTTGGGAATCTGAAGAACGACACGTCCAAGCAGCTCCTAGGGATGGCCGCGGCGCTCCTCGTAATGGCGTTCGCCATCGAGAAAGTCGGGCGTCTCCCCCTAGGACAGGCGGTTCAGGGCGTCCTTGCCATCTCCGCGATCCTTGCAGCCATGGGCGGCTTCATGGCCCTCACCAAGGAGGCCTCGTTCAACGCGTCGAGCGGTCTTGGACTCATCGGCATGGCCGTGTCTATGGAGCGCCTTGCGGGAGTCGTCGAGCGGTTCGGCAAGATGGACATCGGCGTGCTTCAGCAGGGCCTCGCATCATTGGCCGGCCTCCTCTTTGTGGTCGTAGCGCTAATGTCCCGGCTTGACGAGGAAGCGCTTCCCGCTGGAGCGGGGTTGCTCATGTTCGGCGTAGCTATCGGTATCGTTGCGATGGCCGTCGAGCGCATGGGCAAGATGGACATCTGGGACCTCGCAAAGGGTCTCGGCGCGCTGGTTATCGCCATCGCGGGGCTTGTGGGCGCTATGATGCTCATGAGCAAGTTCAAGACCGCTGTTAGCCCGAAGACGGCCGCAGCCATGATACTTATGGCCGTGGCCATCGGTATGCTGGTCCCCCCGATCCTTCTTCTGGGTGCTGCCGGCCTTGTACCGGTGGCGGTCGGTGTTGGCGCCATAGTGGTCGCCCTACTCGCGCTCGCGGGTACGGCGATGCTTGTCAGCGGCGCGATACCTCCACTGCAAGCTCTTGCCTTGGCGCTTCTGACCTTTGCAGCAGCGGCAGCATTGTTCGGCGTCGGCGTCTTGGCCCTTGGGGTCGGCCTTGCTACGCTTGCTGGTGCGGGTGCCGCGGGCATTCAGGTTCTGACATCGGCAGTGCTCTCGCTGATTTCGACCCTGCCTTACCTGGCGACCAAGCTCGCCGAAGCGTTCGTTGCGTTTCTCCAGGTTCTAGCGGAGAACGCGGGCCCGATCTCTGAGGGTTTCTCGGCGATCGTTGTGGCCATCCTTCAGGTCCTCATTGACGCCACGCCGAAAGTGGCTGAGCTCCTGATCGCGTTGGTCACGGCAGCCTGCCAGGTTCTGGCGGACTGCGCGCCGAAGATTGTTGACGCCGGCATCAAGCTGATCATGGCTCTACTGCGCGGCATCCGCGACAACATCCGGGAGATCACGGTCACAACGGCCGAGATCATCGCGGAGTTCGTTCGGGGCATCGGGGAAGGCATTCCGAAGATCGTCGACGCTGGCATGAAGGCCATGATCGACCTCTGCAATGGGATGGCCGACGCGATCGACAATAACCATCAGAATCTCCTAGCAGCGATGTCTCGCCTTGGCGGGGCCATTATCCGAGCTCTATGGGATGCTATTGCTGGTGCGGTTAAAAACGTCGGCGAGTTCCTTATCAACATTGGTAAAGCCATTGTTGAGGGAATCTGGAACGGTATCAAGGCCGCTGTTAAGTGGTTCACCGAAATGGTGAGCAACTTCTTCAAGGGTATCGTTGACGGTGTCAAGAGAATCCTGGGCATTCGGTCGCCCTCACGAGTGTTCCGTCAAATTGGCGGTTACATGATGGAGGGGCTGAGCCTCGGCGTTCAAGACGGAGGCGACAACGCCATTCGAGCAACCGATGGTGTTGCGCAGGCACTAGTCGATGCGGTTGAAGACGTCTTCAAGGACCTCGACCCCGAGGATATGGACCTGGAGCTTCGGCCGATGGTTACGCCTGTGGTGAATCTCGACGAGGCTCGTGCGTCCGCCGAGAGTCTGAATCGCTTGTTCGGGCCAGCAGATATGCGTCTCTCTGCGGGCGCAACTCAGGCCAACCCAGCAAATCGCCAGCAGAGCCACGAGCCCGTTGTACAGAACGTTACGAACACGACCAATGTCGAGTTCACACAGAACAACCACTCGCCAGAAACGCTGGACGCCATGACGATCTATCGTCAGACACGCAACCAGCTGCGTCAGCTCGAAGAGGCAAGACTATGATTACAGGGATCGTTTCGTATCCCCCAGGCTCTGATGCGTACGCGTTCAATCTGGAAGGCGCGGACGAGTCCGGGATCGTCATCAGTCAGATCGATGGTCTCGGGCCCGCCGCGGCCTCTCTCCATATGGAGTCCGTGTACAACGTCGATGGGTCGTTCCCGACCGGAATCCAGGTGGGACAGCGCAACATCACGATCGACTTCATACTGCCCGGGGCGAATCCACAGGAGAAACGGCGACTGCTCTATCGTGCATTCCCGGTTAAACAGCGTATTCGGCTGGATGTCCGTACCGAGAAACGTGTGTACACCATTGACGGGTACGTGGAAACTCTAAACCCAGGGATATTCACGCCGCAACAGACCGTGCAGATTAGTATGGTTTGCCCTCGGCCATATTTTCGCCAGATCGAGGGCTACGCTACAGCGGGCGTCGAATTCCGCCAAGCGAGCGCGTCGTTCACATTCCCGATCTCCACCCCGCCAGACAAGATGTTCGGCAATCTGACCAAGACGGGCATCGTGACTGTCGATTACTCGGGCGACGCCCCGACAGGCGCGCTGATGAGGTTCGTTCTCGCGGACAACCCCGGCACTCTTTTCGTCACGAATCACGCGCGTGGAGAGACTTGGAAGATGGACTTCAACATCTACAAGCGCGTTATGGGCTACACGCCCGGCGTCGGCGACACGCTCGAGATCGACGCCCGCGAGGACAATCTATATGCTGCCGTATGGCGTCAGAATGGCCAGCGCGTCCTTACCACAGGCATGGTGGAGTTTGGGTCCGTTTGGCCCACGCTCTATCCCGGGGTAAATCCTATTGAAATATTCACCACGTACGGTAATGCAAACACCAGCTTTAGTAAGGTTGATTTAATGTACTCGCCGCTGTTCATGGGGGTGTAATGCAGAGGGACATAGATTTCATTCGCGTCCTGGACGAGAAGTTGAATCCCGTAGGCGCCATCACCAAGGCACAGTGGTCGTCGTTCATCTGGACCGAACGGTACCAAGATCCGGGCCAGTTCGAATTGAAGCTCTGGGGCGGTGTGTACGAAGCCCTGAGCTCGGCGAACGACTTCCTCGGGAAATTCCTGCGAGTCCCCGTGTCGACTGAGACCATGTACGTGGAGAAAGTCCGGTATGAAGGTACACGTACAGACCCGTACATTGTCCTGACAGGCCGCACCGCAGAAGTGATATTGGCGAATCGTGTTCTGAAAGGCCTGATCCTGCCCTACGGCGTCCCCGCCCACGAATTGTTCCAGTACGCATGGGACTGGTCGCTTGGGAAAGATGCTCAGGCTGCTCGCCAGATACCCCAGTTCCTGCTGGACTCGCCAGACCACATGGCCGCATATGTCGATTACGACCCGGATGGCAAAACGCTGCATGACTTCGCCATCTACATGGCTAAGTTGCACAAGAATGGTCTGCGCACGCGTCTACATCAAGACGAGCAAATTGCAATCAACTTCTATCGTACTCGCGATTTGACCGGTGCTTCAGGATCCGCTAACCCTGTGGTCTTCACAGACACTACCAAGTCTCTGATCAACATGGTCTACGAGAAGGACCTACTTTCGCATAAGAACATTGCTTATGTGTTCCTCCGAGGCGCGCACGACGATGCGAATGCGACGGTCTGGTTCGAGGTGGATAATGGAGCGCCCTCAGGTATTGGCCGTCGTGAAGGCATTACGCAACCATCGATCACATGGACCAAAGCAGGTATGGCCACATATGAACAGCAGAAAGTGCTCACCCCGTACGGGCTTAGCTATATTTACGAGCACAAGCTCTATGACCAGATCGAGGGCGAGGCGCCCAATCAGTCTCCGTGGATCTATGGCGAATCTGGGCATTACTACCTTGGCGACTGGGTAATGCTAGGCACAAAAGACAAAATCCAGCGTTGCCGCGTGCTGGAGTATACACATTCATGGACTGCCGGCGAGGGGTACCGCGGCTACCCACGCCTCGAGCCCATGCCGAGAACCTAAGGAGAATGATGGCCGTTACAAGTGGCTTCTTCAATGCCGTATCGGGTGACCGTACATATTCCGCGGAGCAGTTCGGCGCTCTGTTTAACGGCATCATCACTGACGGTATATTCCACGCCGTTGGCGAGGCTTTCCGCGTGGACACTGTCGGTGGCGCAAAGATCCGTGTCCGTTCGGGGCGCGCCTGGTGCCGAGGAACCTGGGTGGACAACTCGGGCGATCATGACATGAACTCCGCGGCCAACACATCGGCGACTCTCTCCCGTATCGACGCTGTCGTGCTGCGGTTCGACAAGAGTTCGAGGGCGAACGGTGTGGAGTACGTACAGGGCGTCGCCTCCGCCAGCCCTAAAAAGCCCGCGATGACGAACCACGCGATGATGAAAGACATGCCCATCGCATATATTCGTCGTCCACCAAATGCAACCACAGTTGAGCCCGCGCACATCGAGCAGGCGGTTGGCACCACTGATGCCCCGTTCATCACTGCACCGCTTCAGAGTATCTCGGTGGATGCTGTAATTGGACAACTCAATACCATGATCTCGGCTTTGCAGACGAAGACTGAAGACACGATCAAGAAGGTAGATGAGGACCTCAAAGCCGTCGGTGAGGCGAAAGCCAAGTTCACCACCTGGCTATCAGAAGCTGAAGCCGCGCTGGGCAAAGCCCCCAATGCTGGATCTATCTCCACTGCTCTTGCCAAGGCCACGGCTGCCGAGAGTCAGTCGAAAACCGCGCTGGCGAATAGTCAACAGGCCGCGACGGACGCCGCGTCGGCACGCTCTACCGCAGAGGGTGTAGCCGCAAAGGCACAAACGGCTCTGACGCAGTCGCAGAAATACGAAACGAGACTGACAACTGCTGAGCAGAACGCCGCCAAAGCCGCAGCGCTGGTCCCTCGGGTAGAGGTCCTGGAGAAAACACAGGCGAAGGGCGGACTCCGTAACAACTCCCTTGGGTCGCGGATCACCACGGATCAGTACAACGATATCCACTCTGGGGCGTTTACTACGGTTGGTGTCGGATCCTACTGGCAACTGGGCGATCTCAAATACGTTGTCGTTGGGACTGACTGCTCCCTCGCTGACTTTCACCACGTCGTGGTCATGCCCGATAAGGCAGCATTCAAATCGCAGTACAGCGAAAACGACAATGTTTCCGGCGGGTACAAGAACTCTCGATTGGGGCTCTTTAGAAAAACCGACTGGACAAACGCCATGCCTGCATGGAGCGCCAGCGGGTTTGATCCCTACGTACCAAGTATATCTGAGCGCTGGTCTTCCGGGCTTACGGGCGCAAACGTCACATCGAGCGAGTTCGTCGTTCAGTACTTCGGGCTCCCCACTGAGACTCAGATCTTCGGTCGTTCTTGGAACGGTCAGTCGAGCCCCCACGAGGCGGGTTTCAATGAGAACCAGTTTGACCTGTTCCGTCTGGCGCCTTGGAAGCGGATGTGCGATCAGCCCTACTGGACACGAAATCTCAAGTCCAACACTGTGGCCTGCGGCGTTACGAAGTCTGGCATGCCCGACGCATGGTATGTGAACAACACCACTGTCTACGTACGTCCGTACTTTCTGATTGGAATGCCGTAACATGGACGAAGTTTTTGGACCAATCATCGCGGGAATTACTCAGGTGGTTACAGCTCTTGTATGCGCCCTAGCCGCTTCGGCGGGCTTCTGGGGATACGTGACGAAGAAAGACACCGAGAAAGACGCCCGCACGAACCTTCTTCTCGGGCTGGCATACGACCGGATTTCTCACGTTGGCATGGGGTACATCGATCGCGGCTGGCTGACCAAGGACGAGTACAAGGGTTTCATGGAATACCTGTACACGCCATATTTGGCGCTGGGCGGTAACGGTCTGGCGAAAAAGATAGCGGATGAGGTGAGCGAGCTGCCGATACACAGGCAGTAATTCATATTCGCAAGGCATATAGTGACAGAAAGGAACTACTATGCCTGAAACTGAATGGACCCCGTTGCACGACTTCTACGCGCAAGACCTCGACCACAATCTGACGGTTGTGGAACGCTATGTTGAATCGGGCGATCCGTACAAGATCCATGAGTGTGCACAGGTCTTCTTGACCCTGTGGACAACTTACATCTTCCTCCGGAAAGCCCTCAATGCCCACGATCGGCTCGCTCTCGGTCGACGTATCGCGCTCGATTACTATGCCGTGTACGGGGGTCTCCTCCTTACAGGATCCCCGTTCGTCTGAAATCTCTCAACCTAGCCAAGTGCTAGGTTTTTTTGCTGGTGGTATAGTGACAGAAAGGAAACACTATGTATTGGACCCGCGAACGTGACCTTCGTATCCTCGCTGGCTTGCATTGGACCATGCAGCGAAAGGCAGAAAGACATGCCGCCTTTGCCCGAGAACTTCTCGAGCAGGGGCGCAACGTTCTGCCCGACTTCGCTGTAGAAGACCATGAGGCCGAGATGCGTGATTGTCGCCGAATCGCAAAAGTACTGTATAGCTGTTGAACCCTCTCAACCTAGCCAAGTGCTAGGTTTTTTTTTTGCTGGTGATATAATGACAGAAAGGAAATGAAATGTTGCTTGTGAAACAAACCTATGATGACTTCATGAATCGACTCGCCGAGGTCGATACCCTTCTCGATAAGGGTGAGCCGCCCTATACAGCAATGGCAGTCGGTCGCTTCGCTGAAATCGAAGCCGACTTGGCAACCGTTTTCCCAGATGGGCGTGTCTACACCATAGAGAACGACGGCTTCGTCGAGTACCTGCTGGAAGTCTGGCAGAAATTGAAGAGCAGCTAGCTTTCGCTGGCCCTACCCTAGTGGTAGGGTTTTATTTTCACGCCCTATAGTGACAGAAAGGAAACTATAATGACTACATTCTTCATCCTCGTGCTTGCCCTCGTCGCTGTTGGCTTCGGAGCTTATTTCGGCTACGAAGCGTGGAGCGCACAGGATCAGTGTGAGATGGGAACGCTCTTCATTGAACGTTGACCCTCTACAACCTAGCCAAGTGCTAGGTTTTTTTTGTCAGGCGGTATAGTGACAGAAAGGAAATTGCTATGAAGAAAATCATCGCCTGTCTCCTGGACATGATCGTCCTCCTGGTCATGCTTGTCCCCACCGTCGGCTACCTCGCCCTGAAGGGTACGACCTGGCTCGCAGAAAAAGCTGTGGACGGTATCAACTTCGTGCGCGAGAAGCTGCGCCTCGACCCGGGTGACACCCCCAGGTGGATTCACAGGGCGGGCGACGTGCTGATTAATCTCATGGACTGACCCTTCTACCGCCCTACCCTAGTGGTAGGGTTTTATTTTCACGGCCTATAATGACAGAAAGGAACTAAAAATGTTTACTAAGAATCCCCTCCGCGTCGCTTTTGGCATCGTCTTCGCGCTGTGGTTCATTGGCTGCATCATCGTGGTCTCGCCCTTCTCTTGGGCGATGGCCGCACTCTGGTTCAGCCTTTCGTGCCGCATGCTCACGCATCGGTGGCCAGTTCGAGTATGGCGGGATTTCCGCAATTCCTGATCCTCTCTCGCCCTACCCTAGTGGTAGGGTTTTAATTTCACGGCCTATAGTGACAGAAAGGAAAAGAGTATGATTCTTGATCCCCTCAAAATCTTCATCGCAATTATGTTCATACTGTTCACCGTCATCCTGGTGAGCCTGTTGGTCGCGGCCGCTATGGTCGGCGACTGGTTCGCTCTTGGCGGCGGTGTAGTCGGAACTGCGTGTACGATTGCGTTGGGGGTGGAGCTCCTACGCTCCTGACCCTTCTCACGCCCTACCCTAGTGGTAGGGTTTTCGTTAACGAAAGGAACAACATGACTGAACCCAACCACGCATGGGCCGAGCAGCTTTCAGCAGCCGTCGAAGCTGCTCGCACTCAGCCCAAGGCCTGGCTCCCCGCCGGCCTCTATGACACCCTGAAATGGTGTACTCTCATCGGCCTCCCCGCGACGGCTACGCTCTACAGCGCTCTCGCCGCTGTCTGGAGCTGGGGCTTCTCGGGCGAGGTGGCCATGTCCGTCACCGCGATCTGCGCCTTCCTTGGCGTTCTCCTTGGCCTGTCCAAGGCTGACTACAAGGCCAAGGACATCGATGTCAATGGCACCGTTAGGCTCGGCGGCGCAGATGCGCAACTCAGCCTTGACGCGCCCGCTTCGCCGGGCGACAAGGTGACCCTCAAGGTTCTCTGATTCAACTCCCACCAGAAAGGCTTCACATAATGAACAAAAACGTCTTGTATCTCATTGGCGCCTCCGGCTCTGGAAAAACGTCTCTCGCCCGCTCGCTTGAAAAGCGAGGATTCAACTGGATCTGTGGAGCAGTATCGCGGCCGGCATACCTCGATCCGTTCGAGCGCCATGTCATCACCGGAGCGCCCCAATTTGCGAGGCCTGCCCTGGATGAGGGCCTATTGGTGGTGCTGCTCTGGGCCCACCCGCTGAACGTCCGCAAACGTCTTTCCAAGCGGGGGTATGACGCGGACCATATTGAGCAGCTCCTGCTCAAAGAAGTGGCTGAGCTGAACGACTTCGCCGAGTATGCCCGTGAGGACGCCCTGCTGGCTGATTGGCGAACAGATGGACCGACCGCGACAACACAGCTAAGGTATCGTTTTGCGGTGTGTCGAAACGACACCTACTGGGACCGATCGCAAATCATTGACTTCATCGAACGGGAGGTGGTGTTCGATTGAGCACCAAGATCAACAACGTGTTGTACCTCATCGGGGGCACGTGTACGGGAAAGACCACACTGGCCCGCAAACTGGAGGAGCGGGGATTCAAATGGATTCGAAGTGTAACCTCGCGCCCTAAGCGGAAGGGCGAGCGCGACGAATACGCCGAGTGGATCGGCGAGGCGGAGTTCAATCTTCGTAAAGCTACTGGTGAGTTCGACTACGTCCGGGAATATGCGACGCATGGCGAAACGTGGCAGTATGGTTTCCGTCGAGAGGACCTTGACTTCTGGACGTACGGGCGCTACGTCATGATTGGAGACCCGGTGTCGGCGGTCCGAGCTCTTGACGAATTCGGTAGCGTTTTGATGCTGAAGTCCATGGTCGAGACTATCTTCGCGCGCCTCGAAGCTCGCGGATGCAGCGAGGAGTTTATTCGACAGAGGTTGTCGAAAGACGCCGAGGATTTCGACGAGCTTCTTCGGTATGTCAAGCGGTGTATGCGCCAGCGCTGTTGGGCTGAGGATCGGCCGATGATGCTGTCGGGCCCGCCGTTCCACATGATGGTCGCCTTCAACGACTTCGAGTCCGACATTCCTGAAATCATTGAATACATTGAAAGGCGGGTACCTCGCCCATGACCGACTGGCACAAACTCTTGCGCACAGCTACGCCGTATATTCTCACCTCTTCAGCCCTGGTGGGGGTTGGTTTGACGGCTTTCTTCACGGCCAAAGGGGCGCTTAAAGCCCAGGACATCCTGATCCGCAATGAGGCTCGCGAGGCACCCTTCCGCCGGAAGATCGCCCTGGTCTGGAAGGAGTTCATTCCGGCGATTTCTGTTGCCGCGGTAACCGGAGCGTCGATCGTTGGGCTCCACGGCGTCCTCGGGCGGCGGATTGCGTCTGTTGCAGCTGCCACCGCCGTGGCTGAAACCCAGTTGGACCGGCTCAAGACCGCCGTCAAGGAGACCGTGTCCTCACAACAGCGCGAAGAGATTCAGAACGCTGCGTCTCGACCTGTGGCTGAAACCCAGATCGCCCCACCTGTCGCTGACGACCTCGCCGAAGGTACGCAACTCTGTTTTGAGGCGTACTCGGGGCGATATTTCATCGCATCGATGGAGGATATTCGGGCCGCGGTGAACAGCGTGAACGCGCAGATCAACAATAGCTTGTACGGGTCCATCAATGACTTGTATGACCTCCTGGGTCTCGAACGCACCCGCTACGGCGACGATGTTGGATGGAACAGCGACCATCTCATCGAGCCCTGTTTCTCCGCCGACCTGACCGGCGACGGCAGGCCCTACATCGTTCTGGACTACGAGAAAGGCCCGGTACATACGTATGACCGAATTTACTGAGACGACCCTGGAATACGAATACGGCCAGCGAGAGGCTCTGGTCATGTACTACCTGGGGGCAGCCAAGCATATAGAGTACTATGCGCGGGACCTTCGCCGTATCGAAGGCGAGGCGAACTGGAAAGAGCTCCATCTCCCGCGTGCGGCTTCATGCCTGGCCAATGCCAGGACCCAGCTACGAGCAATGCGAGAAATGTTCGACAAGCTACCAGACGTTCGAAAACAGAGTGCCAAGACTAGTCTACGCCATCACACTCTTCAAGCACGCGAGCTGTCCACATGGTACCGCATTATGCGGTGAGCTATAATTACAGTGCCTATAATGACAGAAAGGAATAACATGTCTGATTCTCCCAAGACTTCTCCCCTCGCCCGAGTGAAAGAGTGGATTACTGCACATCCAATCATCACCGGCATTGTTATTGGTTCATCAGTGATGATCGCGTGTGACGTGATCGCAAACGTGTACCAAAACCGTGCCGAGGCTGAGTTGGGCTCGAACCCCGCTCTTGAACTCGAAACCGAGGAGGAAGCCGAGTGACCTTCTGACGCTCTTCCCGTCATGCCCTACCCTAGTGGTAGGGTTTTATTTTCTGATATTATAATGACAGAAAGGAACTATAATGGTTGAAACTCACTTGACCTTCCGGACCATCGACTTCATCGACACCTTCCTCGATGGCCTCGAACGGCTGGCGCCGAACCGGTACATGTACAGTCATCTGGACGCGCTCGACGCGTTCAATGAGCTGCTGCTGGTTCGCGCCTCCGGCGAGGCTGCGAGGCTGCGTCGACGTATCGCTCGGGTCCGTGATGAGGTCTCGGAGGCTCTCCTCTGACCCTTCTACCGCCCTACCCTAGTGGTAGGGTTTTACTAACCCGGATACGACCAGAATGGTGTTTTATTTCTTCACTGCCACGTTGTAAAGGGGATCGAAAATGATCAAAAAAGAAGTCACAGTCGACGGATTCGACGGTCCTGAGACGCGCACCTATTACTTCCACCTGACCAAGTCCGAGGTTATGACTTGGGTGAAAGAGTCGGGCGGTCAGCTCCAGAAGGACCTCGAGCGGGTCAGTAAACTTGATATCGGGGACGACCTCACCGACCTCTTCGAGATGGTCGGACGTGTCCTCCACCGCGCAGTCGGTGAGCGCGAGGGCAAGCGGTTCATCAAGAACTCTGAGATCGCCGATGATTTCGTGTTCTCTGGAGCTCTGGACGCGGTCCTGGCGGATCTCCTTGAGCACCCCGACGAGATCGAGAAGTTCACGGCTGGGCTTCTCCCCGCAGGGGTGATGGGTGAGGCAGCCAAGCTGACTGCGTGATATCGACAGGGACTATAATGACAGAAAGGAATGAAGATGGACTTCGACCTCTACACCAAACGACCGCTTGCTGAGTCGCTGGCCTGCGAAATCGTCGCCGGCGCAGTCACCGCCCTCGTTGCATGTTGGGGGGGTCGCGCGCTTATGAATAAACAGACGCGCGAGCTCTCCCCGATGTGTACGCTGGTAGTGGCTGCGGCCGGGCTGGCGGCGTCTTGGGCCGCAACCGTCGGCACGCGGCGTGCGTTGATGCGGCTGAATCCCTGACCCTTCTCACGCCCTACCCTAGTGGTAGGGTTTTCGCCGTGAATGAAACGCTATTTATACTGTGGCTTATCGGGGTTGCCGGTGAGCCAAAACCTGCGGAACCTGATCGCTCTTACGGTGTTCGATTAATTTTATAATCAGTCCCTATAGTGACAGAAAGGAATAAAGATGGAACCTTCTAACGAAACAGTAACCATCGACGACGTCATCGAGTCACATCTTGAGACAATGACTGCATCCGATCTCGGCTATGAAGCGTATCACCAAATGATTGCTGACTTGGACCGTTTGGCCGCCGCTAAAGAGCGCATCGCGCCTGCTAAGCGCCCAATGTCCAAGGACGCAATCCTCGGAGCTATCGCTAGTGTTGGGACTGTGATCGTGATCGTTGCCGCAGAACACGTGGCCCCTCAGTTGTCGAAAGCATTCAGCTTCGTCCCGAAGCTCTTCCGCTGACCCTTCTACTGCCCTACCCTAGCGGTAGGGTTTTCGTTCTATCAGAAAGGTAATCATGGGTTTCTACGATTTCATGTGCGTGTTTGGGGTAAGCGCTCTCGTGACCTTGGTATTTTTCCTCGTACTGCTTCTCACTGAGCGATGAGTAAGAGAGGCTTCAAGCGCCCAGAACGGGTGCTTCGCCAGTGGTGTGAAGAGATACACACCAAGCAGCCTAATGAACTGGTGATCATATATTTTGACGGACCGTGGGTGCTCGAGATCGATCCCATCGGCGTCGTCAACCCGCCAGTCAACACACTCACCAACTGGCCACTGTTAGGCCTTCGGATCCGTGATCTTGTCTCCTGGCTCTTGAAGCGGGAAGGATTCGATGCACTCGGGGGGCTGGAACACGATTTTGAATGGAGGCTGTACCGTGGCTCTTGCTGATATGCCACAGCCTAACTCGAGAAACAGTAAACAACCCAGACAGGTCACGCCCGTCGCCCAAGCTCGCCTTGCCGAGAAGCGCGGGAGTCGGCTGAAGAGTGCACTTGTCGCCGAGACAGGCAGGGCGCTGTTTGAGTACGCTGTATATGACGTCATCGTGCCTATGTTCAAGGACGCAGCAGCCGCAATGTTCAACCGAGCGTTGTATGGTGACGGACGCGGCTACCCCGTTGGGCGAGGTTCGTCGTATGGTCGGACTGACTACGGCGCATATTCTCGCCCTCGATCTGACGGTTCTGTACGCGACCCTCGGCGTGAGCTGTCCCCGCGCGTCAAATCACAACACAACTTTGACGAGGTTGTGTTCAACGACCGAGCTGAAGCGGATCTAGTTCTCGAACGGCTCATAGACCTGATCGACACCTATGGCTCCGCGACAGTCGCGGACTTCTACGACCTGGCCGGTATATCCACCGATTATCCAGACAACGACTGGGGATGGGAGCGTCTTGGAGGCGCTGCTATTCGCCGAACTCGGACTGGTTATATTCTCGACTTGCCCAGACCTGTTTCGATTGACCCGAGGAGATAGAATGAGTGACAACTGCTTCAAAAAGGTCACAAAAGAAGAGGCCGAGTACGAGATCGCATTGGCACTGCGGCCTTTCCTGCTCGAGGATGGAACGCCCGTGTATATTCGCCGCGACGGCTGGGCGTTGTGCGTGAGCACTTCTATTGCCGGTCCGCCTCGCGACAGGACCAAGGAGTTCGCCGAGGAGAGCTGGAACGCGCTGGTTGAGGCTGTCACGACATTTGTAAGTGTAACTCGTCAGTCTGGGTATTCCACGGCCATGGTCATACCGGACCTCTGCACGTGGTGGGTCTCTATGGAACCGTGCCACTGAAAGGTGAAAAACATGAGCAAACGACAATTCAAGTTCTTGAACGCGGCCGAGGCACAGGAACTGCTCTTTACAGAAATCTGTAAAGTTCTGGAGATAACAATCGGTCCAGCGCTTTACCAGTTCAATGGCGTTCGCCTATCGATTCAAACCAGGCACGGCGAGCCCAAGGGACACGCGTTGGAGCCCCCGCCCAATTGGGAGGATCTGGTCTACGCGCTGACTGTCCTACACGTTATCGTCGGGGCTGAGGGATGGGAACGCGCCATTCAGCGCGAGGACGGTGAGATCTTCACCGTTGATCTTGAGCGCATTCAGTGCGGGGCGGGTGTGGTGTGACAGACAACATATATGAGCCCGACGCCCTCGGCATGATTGAAGCCGATCGGGAGTACGCCAAGCATCGCCTGGAAATGGTCTGGGCGACGTCTATCACTACTATCGAATCGTCGGATGATATTATCATTCGAATCAAGAAGTTCAAAGAAAGGAACTAACATGGCGACCACCCAAATGGAAGAAATGCAGATTCTCAAGGCCCGCGACAAAGCACTCGGCACAATCATTGAGCGCTACCCGTTCACCAACCTCTGCGTCGAGGGTGATGGTATCGTTCTCCAAGTCGTCGTCTCCGAGGGCTCGACTGAGGCTCTCGCGCTCGATGCCCAGCGACTGGGGTCGGATTGGGCTGAGCTCGTTGAAAGCCTGAACGACTTGGCGCACTATGCCCTGGCGGTACCCGATTACGGGTACCATTGGATTAACAAAACATACCGCCGGGACTGGTTCCTGTCTCGCAAAAACTGACCAATACGAACATATTCAGAAAGGATCTAAAATGACCACTTGGCAGCAGGATCAGATCGACAAGCCCTGCCCGATTAGCAACGAGCTCGGGCTCAAGATCCTTGATAGGACTCGCAAACCCACTCGGTACGTGAGCGCGGACATCGAGGTGCGACTCGAACCGTGGGAGAACCGCAATCCCGTGTATGTAAATGAGGCGCTCCCGTGTGACGAGGCTGAGGAGCTTCGAACGAGCATGGACGACTACGAGCAAAAGACGGGCGAGACCAGCTACAAGGATTGCTTCTGGAAGCGTGAGCCGTGGCGCATCACTATCACGCGCTTGCGGCCTTCGAAAGCGACCCTCACTCCGCCGAAACGTGCAGAGTCGATTGCCAACGAGCCGGGCATGTTCGAAACCCCAACTGTTGGCGAGACGACTGTTGCCGTGCGTAACTACTCCGTGGGTCGTGAGACTATTGTCCGCGGAGGGGCCGTGCAGGTCACCGATCTGCCGGCGATGACGGTTATCACTATCTGGAAGGATGAGCGATGAGCGACATGACTGCGGCGCTGCTGGCAGCATCCCGCCTCGAGGACGTGGTCCAAGACTTTCTCGACGCCAGGCTCGCCGGTCAGCGAGATCTTAAGGTGATCGGGAGCGGCGTCACGCTTAGTGTGTTCCGAGGTGACGGGCTCGTCACTCCTTGGAAGACTGACTGGGCTTACTGGGGCTTCGCGGGGGGTACGGTTCTCGCTGCGTTCCGCGTGCTCAAAGGTATGGACGTTACATACCACCGAGGGTTCTGGATGTCTCCAGGCCACAAACAGTTCAACTGGCTTATTCAAGAAAGCAAAAACTCATGAGCATATTCTCCTCCGTCACTCGATTCGGCGGAAATCTCATTCAGAAAGTTAAGTTCCGCAGCCCTGAGCTCCTTATCGGGGCTGGGGTTGTGGGCCTCGTTGGGGCAGCGGTTGTAGCTGTCCGGCGAGGTGTCCGGTGGCACAACGCGGCCAAGGCCGAGGTGGTTCATCACCTGGAGACCATCAAGAAAGCCGAGGGGTCCCCCGAGTACTCCCGCGAAGATCGAGTCCGCGACTACGCCCAGGTCATTGGGAGGGGAGTCTGGTCCTTCACGCAGATCTATGGTCCTTCGATTGCGGTTGGCGCAGCCTCGGTCGTGTCGATCCTGGCGGGCACCGGCATTCTCCGGGGTAGGCTCGCCGCGGTCACCTCGGCAGCCGCGACTGCGCAGGCCGCCCTGGATCGCTACCGTCAGCGTGTTCGTGAGAAGCTGGGCGATGACGCGGACTCGGAGTTCGCACACGAAGTCGTCGGACGCAAGACCAAGCTCAAGCATGAGGACGGCACGAAAGAGACCCAGGTCACGTACCACCTTGTGCCGTCATCTGGTGAGTGGATGTCGGCATCGCCATATTCTCGGCTCTGGGACGAGAGTGCTATCGAGTGGAGCTCGAATCGAGAGATCCAGTATCTGACCCTCCGGTCACTCGAGAACCACTTCAATCGAGAACTCGATGTTCGGGGTGTCGTGTTCCTGAACGACATCTACAAGGCCCTTGGTCTGCCCATGAGCAAGGACGCCGCCCTTGTAGGGTGGATCAAAGACTACACGAAACCCAAGATGGCGAAGCTTGCAGCTGAGCTTGGGCGTGTTCCGGGCGACGGCGTAATCAGCTTCGGCGTGTTTGAGAACGAGTCACCATCGGCTCGCGCATATCTGGCCGGCGACGACGATCGCGTCGTGCTGGACTTCAACGTTGATGGGGTCATCTACGACCTCATCCCCGCTCTTTGACATCTATACTGAGGGAGAACCCCTGTGTGGACTCATATTCTCGCCTTCGTGGCGGGTGTGGCTACTGGCGTTGCCATTGGTATCATCACCCGACCGAAGGATGAAGACGCATTTGAAGAACGTGTGGCCGAGGAGGTCGCCGACTTCAAGCGCCGATACAAGGAGCTCCGTGAGGAGACTTCTGCCGCCCCCGTGAGCGGGGAGCCCCAAAGGGAGGAGGTGAAGGACGTAGTGGAAACCAACGAAGAAGCCGACGCCCGGAAAAGCTATGACACGGTTGAACAGGAGGCTGATGTTACCGTATCTCCCACCGGACGAGGCGTGTTCGAAATCTCGGAGCGAGAATTCATTGACAACCCCCAGCCGGAGACCGAGACCCTTCTCTATTACACTCTCGACAAAACCATCGCGACGGTCTCTGAGGACCTTGTTCCAGAGGCTGACTCGCTCATTGGGACCGGTTATAGGTCGATGGTCCCGGACGACTACCTATACGTCCGGAATCTGGACGTAGGCGTGGACTATGAAATCCAGGCCGTTCCCTACTCGTACAAGGAGTACGTCCTGGGCGAGTGAAGCGCGTAGGAGACCAGTCCTATTTCGACTGGTTGTATGGTAAGGTCGCTGACCCGGGCGACCTTAATCCTAGCCGCAGTAGGCGGTGTTTGATCGATCTCCTTGCCCATGAGGAGTTCGTTCCGCGATGCGCAGACGATGAGAATCGACGGGACGCTGTCGACGAGATTCGTTACCGCGCAACGGAAGAGTACGGGGTTATAGCGCATTGGCGGGAGCCAACGTGGCTGGAGGTTCTCCTGGAACTGGCCGAGCAAGCGGAATTCTGGGCGTCTGGTACCGACGCTGAGCAATCCCTTGCCGGTTGGTTCTGGGAGTTCCTTGATAATGTGGGATTGGCTGAGTTCTCCGATGAGGACTGGCTAATCACATATGCGAACGCCCAGAAACGGTTGCACGATGCCGTGACCGGGAAAACCTCATTCTTTCTTACGAGCCAAACGGCTGGTTCGCTGTGGGACCAGCTCGGCGGCTATATTCTCAATAGGACAGACCTGATTTAGGAGGATCCATGGACTTCATCAAGGTCTGTCACCGGGAGAAACAGAAGAACGTCGGAGGAGAGCGGCAGACAGTTGTCGAAGTCTTTCCGTCGTTCTCTGTTCTCCCAAGCCAGGATCTTATGGTCCGAGGGAAAGAGTTCTTCGCGATCTGGGATCCAGATGCTGGCTTCTGGTCAACGGACGAATACCGTGCGCGGGAGCTCATCGATCAAGAGCTGTGGGCGTACCGTGACAGCCTGGACCTCCCTGAGGAGGTTCCGGTCACCGTGCACTCACTACAGAACTTCTCGTCACAGGCGTGGAGCGGATGGCGACGGTATTTGTCAAGCTTGCCCGACAACTTCCACGACCTGGACGGAGAGCTCACATGGGCATCGGACAAGCGGGAGCGTTCCAAGTTCGCGACGCGGGCGCTCCCTTACGCCGTTGAGCCTGGCGAGACCCAGGCTTACGACACACTCGTCCAAAAGCTATATTTGCCGGAAGAGCGAGAGAAGTTCGAGTGGGCGATCGGCGCGATTCTAGCTGGCGAGGGCCGTAAGATTCAGAAGTTCCTAGTGTTCTACGGTCAAGCAGGTACTGGAAAATCGACGATCATAGGATTGATTGAACGGCTATTCGAAGGTTACACCACAACCTTCGAGGCCAAGGCACTTGGGGCGAACGGTAACGCATTCGCGGCGGAGGTGTTTAAGAACAACCCTCTCGTGGGGATTCAACACGATGGGGATTTAAGCCGCATCGAGGACAACACCAAGTTGAACTCGATAGTGGGGCACGACATCATGTCGCTCAACGAGAAGTACAAAGCGCCTCGCGACATTCGCCTTCGTGCATTCTTGTTTATGGGGACGAACCGTCCCGTCAAGATCACGGACGCCAAGTCTGGTATCATCCGTCGGCTGATCGACGTTCATCCAACGGGCAGGCGTCTCTCTGTTGCCGAGTATCACCAGGCAGTGGCTCGTCTGCCGTTCGAGCTGGGCGCGATTGCTGCTCATTGCCTCGAGGTCTACAGGCGTCTCGGTAAGGACTACTACTCCGAGTACATCCCCATGGCCATGATCGAGCAGACTGACCCGTTCTTCGACTTCGTACGGTCATATTCGGACCAGTTCGTTGAAGCCGAGGACGGCGTCACACTCAAGCAGACGTACGATTGGTACAAGGAATACGTAGATGAGACTGGGTTACAGTTTAAGATGCCCCGGTATCGGTTCCAAGAGGAACTCAAGGAGTACTTCAACGACTACCGAGAACGCGGTGTCGAACGCGGCGACCACCGGAGAAACGTATACCTGGACTTTAAGCTGGAAAAACTCGAGTGTGTTAAACCCAACGTGGCTGCCCGACCCAGGCTTGTGCTCGACTCACGCAAGTCGGGGCTGAGTGATATTTGTGGTCTGGCGCCTGCTCAGTACGCAGGCCCGAATGGCACACCAGTAAAACGCTGGGGTGATGTGACCACGAAACTGGTAGACATCGACGAACGACAGCTGCACTACCTTATCCCCGCCGACAATCACATTGTCATTGACTTCGATCTTCGAGACGAATCGGGCGAGAAGAACCGCGATCTGAACCTCGAAGCCGCTGCCAAGTGGCCAGCCACTTACGCCGAGTTCTCTCAGGGTGGTAATGGGGTGCATTTGCACTACATTTACCATGGAGATGTCTCGAAGCTATCCCGGGACTATGCTCCCGGTATCGAAATCAAGGTCTTTACTGGAAAGGCGTCTCTTCGCAGGCGCTTTACATTCTCGAATGGGCTACCGATCTCGCCCATCAGTAGCGGATTGCCCGAAAGGAAACAACGTGTGATACGTGACGACATCGTGACCACCGAAAAAACCTTGAGGGCTTCAGTGGAGAAAGCGCTCCGCAAGGAGGTGCACTCCGCAACAAAACCCTCAATCGATTTCATTGAAAAGCTCTTGACCGAGGCGCACGCCTCCGGCGTCGAGTACGACCTCAGCGATTTCGAGCCGGCCGTCATATCCTTGGCCGCTTCGTCGACTCACCACGCCCATGATTGCATGCAGCGCGCGATAGGGTTTCCGTACAAATCCGAGCACGAGGCGCCGCCCAACAAAGATGGTACAGACCCCATTGTGTTCTTTGATGTTGAGGTTTTCCCGAACCTCTTCATCGTTTGCTGGGAGAGAGAGGACTCGGACCAGACGGTCCAGATGATCAACCCAACGCCCCAGGAAATTGAGCCCCTGCTTCGAATGAAGCTTATTGGCTTCAACAATCGGAAGTACGACAACCATGTTCTATATGCACGGTATCTTGGGTATGATAACGAGCGACTCTATAGACTGTCACAGCGCATCGTTTCTAACGAGCGGTCGGGATACTTCCGGGAAGCCTACAACCTCTCGTACAGCGATATTTACGACTTCAGCTCAGTCAAGCAGTCTCTCAAGCGGTTCGAACTGGATCTTGGTATCCACCACCTAGAACTCGGTCTGTCGTGGGACGAGCCTGTTCCCGAGGAACTCTGGTCCAAAGTGGCGTCATACTGCGTTAATGACGTCAAGGCGACCAAGGCCGTCTTCCATGCCCGGGCGGCCGACTTCAAGGCACGAAAAATCCTTGCAGCGTTGTCTGGCTTGTCAGTGAATGATCCAACAGCCAAGCACGCGGCGAAGATCCTCTTCGAGGGGGATCGTGACGCGGTCGGCAAGTTCGTCTACACCGACCTGTCGAAAGAGTTCCCGGGGTACAAGTATAGCTTCGGGAAGAGTACATACCGCGGCATCACCACTGGTGAAGGCGGACTCGTGTTGGCCGAGCCCGGTGTATATTTCGACGTGGAGGTCTTTGACGTCGCGTCAATGCACCCAACCTCGATAGAGAGGCTGAACCTCTTTGGCCCTTACACGAAGAACTACACCGCGATCAAAGAGGCACGCCTGGCAATCAAGCACCGCGACCTTGAGAAGGCTCGCGGGATGCTCAACGGCGCCCTTGTGCCGTTCCTGGATGGCACACCCGAAGAGCTTGATGACTTGGCGTACGCGCTCAAGATCGTCATCAACATCGTATATGGCTTGACTGCCGCGCACTTCGATAACCCGTTCCGAGACCCCAGGAATAAGGACAACATCGTCGCCAAGCGCGGTGCTCTGTTCATGGTGGATCTGGTGAAGGCACTCGAAGAGCGTGGCGTGCATGTGCTGCATGTCAAGACCGACTCGATCAAGGTCGCCAAACCGTCCCAGGAGACGCGTGACTTCATATTTGAGTTCGGGCGCAAGTACGGCTATGAATTTGAGGTGGAGGATCGCTACGAGCGCATGTGTCTCGTGAACGACGCTGTCTACATCGCCCAGGACTACGAGGGCGGGTGGCATGCGACGGGGGCTCAATTCGCTGAACCATACGTCTTCAAGACCCTGTTCAGCAAGGAGCCTCTGACGTTCGAGGACCTGATTCTCAAGAAAACAGTCACCACCTCGATCTGGATGGACACGGGCACTGAGAAAGAGCCCGAGCGTCGCTACATCGGTCGGTCTGGTGCGTTCATTCCTGTCACACATGGCGGGGGTACCCTGTGGCGCGAAAAGGACGGCAAGTTCTCCGCGCTCGGTGGCACTAAAGGCTACCGCTTCGTGGAGGCGGAAACAATGAAGGAGGTAGGCCTGAATGGCCCAATCGACTATTCGTATTATAGAGCCATGTCCGACAAAGCGCGCACTACTATCGAGAAATTCCCCGACGGTTCTGCGCTTCTCGAGACCGGAGACGAATGATGAGGTCTTTGAGCTGCACGGTCCTGAAGAGAGCGTGGTCGAGCTCGTCAAGATTGTCGCCCGAATGCTGCCCCACAGCATCGAATGGGAGCCTACAAACGAAAAGTTTGAGTTCAACCGCGATACTCATTGTGGAAGTTGGCGCTGTGATCTGAAACCGATAGGTCGTATCGATGAACATCTGATGGCGCACTTTGACCAAGACGCCATCGCAAATCTTGGCCCAGAACGGGCCGATATCGCAACAGAAAGGAACACCAATGGGCGTTAAGCTGATCGAACTCGAGCGAGCTATGCTTGCGGAGGAATTCCTCAAAGAGGCGATGCCGAATGCGACGCGTAAGGAACGCGCGATTGTAACACTGCGGCTGGAGTACTTCGACCGGGTGGGGGTGCGGCTCCATTACCAGGCTCGCGATATGAGCAAGTACGGAGACGATCCAGGCAAGCGCAAGGAGTTCTGCGACCTGTCGTGCGATCTTCTGGGCCTTGCCTCGCTGATCCACCCGTACCATCGTGCCGAGATCGAACCTGACGAGAAGCATGTCCGGTGGGCGATTGGAAATCTCTTCACCCTCTACAAGGCAGCTGAGGCGCTTCTCGCAGGAGATCACGATGAAGCCGCGTCGATGATTGAGGGCGTCAAGGGTGGGGTGAAGCCCGCGGGATGGGGTGCGAAATACTCGCATCGCTTCAACAAGCAGCTCAAAGGGCTTATGGAAGCATCGGCGAGCGAATGAATCAGCATCTGACACGGCTTGTGGAGGCGCGCCTACGTTACTTCGCTAGTGTGGGCGCCATCCTCGCAGAACGACACTTTGATCGGCCCAACTGCTTGATGGAAGCGGTCTTGAGCCACTGGACGCGCATCCGCGAGATTGCGCGCGCCGCCGAAACAGACGAGCAGATGCGATATGCTACTAAGCTACTCAAATACGCAGGGGCCACAGCTGATGGGCTGCTCGAAGGCAACAGCGATGCTGCGTGCTGGACTCTCCAGGCGCTACGTGAAACACTCGAAGAATCTACGGAATGAGAAGGAACAGAATGTCGAACAAAGAAACATACGCCGAGTACACCAAGACCTTCCCCGAGATGGTCGAGCAGCTGCGACAAAGCGAGACACACCCCGACGCGAAAATCTACAGGGAGTTCATCCTCGATAATGAGGAGCGGATGCTCGAGAAAGCCGCGCACTTTGCGACTCGTAAGCAGTACCGATTCGCGGCAGATATGCTTACCCAGGGATGTAAGCTCATCACGGAGGCAACACCTGAATTGACCTACCGTGCATGGGCAACCAAGTTCTATATCGAGCAGCTTCTCGTTTGGCGAGGTAAGCTGAAGACGAAGGCCTGGAAGAAGGTTATCAAGCTGCGGTCCGACTACCTTGAGAATGTGCTCAACATCATTGAGGAGTCGAAGCTCGACTGGCCTGTTGTTCCAAAGCTGCGAAAGTGGCAAGCACTTGCGGCACAGTCTGTTGAGGAAGCCGAGATCTACGACGACTACCGGTATGCCGCGAATTTCCTCGCGGGTCTTGGTGCAGCCGCGGATCTGGTCATGTTCGGAAAAGGCGAGGAAGCGATAGCGCGCCTCAACGAAACTATCAACACGCCGGTTTCGGCGGGGCGATAAGAAGGAGAAAGAAATGAGCGACATGCCGAAACGCCCGGACCCGATCGTCGTCGAGGGTGCACGAATCAAGTTCAAGAACTTCACGGGCGAGCAGCGGCAGTACAACCCTGCTGGACAGCGTAACTTTGTGCTGTGTCTGCCGGATGAGCTGGCCCAACAGCTTGCTGCGGAAGGCTGGAACGTCAAATGGAAGCCGGGGCGGCATCCTGAGGATCCTGACGAGGCCCAACTGACCGTCAAGGTCAAGTTCAAGGAGCCGGGCGACGAGCGTGGACCGGATCCTATTGCATATCTGATCCAGGGCAGGCGAAAGCTCGCGCTGGACAGGCGAACAGTAGGCATTCTAGATCGCCTCGCTCCGCTCAATATTGATCTGATTGTACGCCCCTATGTCTGGGACATCAACGGTAACGTTGGTATCACGGCATACCTGGACGAGATCTACTATACGGCGGTCGAAGGGTTGTCGTCCAAGTACGCCGACTACGAAGAGGTGCGGGGATGACTAACGCGTGCCGAGGCTGCACCAACGCCGTGAATGACGCCTGGGACAAAGTTACCGACTTCCTCCTGTACCCTCCGGTGTTCATAACGCGCCAGGACTTGGAATGGTTGAAGGGGGTCGTAAGACTTGCGTGGCGGGTTGAACAGAATCCGGACCACGACGATGCGGGGTGGGTTATTCAGCAGCTGCTGGACGGCTGGGACAGCAGAGGCACACCGGAATACTACCGCCAAATCAGTGAGTTTGAGGAGGCCCACCCTGCGGATTACCCCAGGTATCTCCGAACTATCCAAGAGACCATTGAGAGAAGGTGTAAGGTTATTGAGCCCGACACGTGAGGACATACAGCGTTATCGAGGTATTCTCGATGCGCTGGTAGCAGAACTGGAAGAAGATGAGTCTCTGTAAGCTTTACAGAGCTCAAGTAGAAGCACTCGGCTCTCTCCGTCCTGGCTCCATCCTTTGTGGTGGGGTCGGAACGGGGAAGTCGAGAACTTCTCTGGCCTTTTTCTTTTGCTCCATCGGGGGCGGAAAGATCGACTTTGAGACCGGAGAGATACTTGAGCCTATGCGCAATCCTAAGCGCCTCGTAATACTGACCACGGCCAGAAAGAGGGACACTCTCGAATGGAGCCGGGAGATGGCCATATTTGGCCTCTCAGAGGGGTCTGAGGGGGTGTGTGATGTTACGGTGGACAGCTGGAACAACATCAAGAAATACGAGACCGTGAAAGGGGCGTTCTTCATCCTCGACGAGCAGCGTTTGGTGGGATCCGGGGCGTGGGTGAAAACATTCTACAAGATCGCCAAGGCCAACCAGTGGATCTTGCTGAGTGCTACGCCGGGAGATACCTGGTTGGATTATGCCCCTGTGTTCATTGCAAACGGATTCTACGCGAACATCACCGAATTCAGAGCGCAGCACGTCATTTACAAGCGGTTCCGGAACTACCCGCAGGTTGATCGGTATGTTGGGGTGAAGCATCTTGAAGTGCTGCGCAAGAAGCTGCTGGTAGACATACCCTTTGAGCGGGAGACAAAGCGGCATCATATCTATTGCATCGCTGAGCACGATCGATTTGCGTTGAAAGAAGTTTGGAAGAAGCGTTGGAATCCGTTCGAGAATGCGCCGATCAAAAACGCCAGTGAGTTATGTCAGGTCTTGCGGAGGTTGGTGTCGACAGACCCATCTCGGCGGAGGGAGCTTGAAGCGATACTCGCGAAGCGCGACAGGTTGATCATATTCTACAACTACAACTACGAGCTGGACCTGTTGCGGGAGATCTTGCAGGCGGACGGGCGTGAGTTTGCAGAGTGGAACGGCCAGAAGCATGACCGGTTGCCGGAGGGAGAGAGCTGGGCGTATCTTGTGCAGTACACGGCGGGGGCTGAGGGGTGGAACTGCACGACGACTAACGTGATTGTGTATTGGAGTATGAACTACTCGTACAAGGTGATGGAGCAATCAGCGGGTCGGATCGACAGATTGAACACCGAGTACACGGATCTATACTATTACTATCTGACGTCTCGTGCGCCCATCGATTTGAAGGTGCGAGCAGCGGTTGCGGAGAAGAAAAACTTCTCCGAGGCAGCGTTTGCGAGGTCGTCGGCGGGTCGAAGGTTAACAGAAGGTTAACAGTTTATAACGATTTGGTAACAAATGTTGTCAAAAAACCAGTTTTACCCCCCTCAAAAC